ATCATTGACAGCGGAATCTTGAGTGCTTGTGCTGTTGTTTCAAACACTTCTTTACGAACCGCAACGATGTCAGAAGTATCTTTCACCGCTGAATACTTGAATTCTTCAAGCTGTATTCCCTTATACTGTGGAAATACCGCACTTCCTTCATTCTCCGTGAACTTATCCAGCTGCTGTTTCAGGATGCTTTCATATATCTGTTTGAATTTCGCATCACCAGCAGCATATTGTTCAAGAATCAGCTTATACTTTGTGTTGTTAGTCTTTTTATATGCAGCCAGTGCAGTAGTAACGATTTCACCGTATTGTTGATTCAATCCATCAATGAATTTCTTTGCGTGTTCATTTTCAAGCCTGAAATAAAATACTTCCCTTGCTTTGTATTTCGTTTTCGCTTGATAATTCTTGAATGCAACATTGACATAGTTGTTTTCAATCAGCGGATTGTCATCTTCAATGCTGAAATTATCCGCACAAACCAGATTATTCTTGTGCTGCACTACCAACGAATGACCATCATACAAGCACTTATTGACAAACTTATTGATGAATTGGCTGGCATTCTGATTTGGATTCGGTGAAACATTTAACTTATAATACAGTTCGCCTTTGACTTCTTCGCCTTTTTCAAAAGTCTTGAATTCGCACTGACTTAATGCGTTCGCAATGTATGATGTGCCGATATACAGGGCAAGTTCTTTCATTGCGGTTTCAGCCGTCAGCGATTGCAGCAGAACTTCAGTCGGATCAAGTTTCTTTCCAAGAAAATCGAAGAAATTCCATTTTCCCATTCAGCTTCTTTCCCCCTTTCTTATAGAATTATTGGTTCTAATAAAGCAAAATCTTGCTCATCAGGCAGTTCATCTTCAAGTGTCATGGCAGCAACGAACGCCATGAAGCCGTCTGTCTTCCTTGACTTCGGTTCGATCTTGCCATACTTGAAATTGTTGTTCGGTGCTGGTTCAAGTTTGGTGTTGTTCGTAAACCAGCGGAACAGCGGATCATCGCCGACTTTCAGCTTTTGTGAAACGAAAATCGAATTGATTTTCGGCTGCACTCGCATAATGTCAGACGGGCGAACAAGTTTCACCCTTTTGTCAGTAGCTTCATAGTGAATTTCTCGCAGTTCCCTTGACACAAGTGCATACCTATAATCATCAATAGCGATTTTCGCAAGATCGTATTTCATCCGCTGTTGGTCAATCCATGCAACTAAAAGTGATGGATGAATTTCAACATCATCAACTATTGTCAACAGCCCACGTTCAACCATTTGATCAAGTGGTATTTTGATTCTGTATCTATCATTTGATCGGTTGCAGAACCAGCTGTGATGGATGCCGTAATATTTTTCACCTTCTTTGAACAATAAAAAAACCGATGCAAAGTCGGTTGTCTTTGAAAAGTCTATTCCGCACACACAGGTGCAATTTGTCAGGTCAGGAAGTTCACCATTTGTTGCCATGATATTTTCCCAGCTTGCAACTTCAGCTTCCTTCTTGCCCTGCGGTCTGTTCATTCGCTTTGTCATGAATGAAGTGTTTGCGTTTGGATCTTTTAAGTAGTTGATATATTCCTTCCTGATTTCTTTCAGCAAGGTCGGAAGATATGGAAGGGATGGATTCGCCTTAACCCAGTTCGCTTCATCATGAACTTCTTCATCAGCATCAAGTCTACAAATAAACGGCAGAAATTCATTGTCGGGAACTTCGCCCTTCAAGATTTTTCTGCCATCATCCAGAAGCTGGTCAAGCGGTCCTTCACGCACATCACCGTCTGTTGTTATGTAGATACGGCGTGGATGTGGTTTCTTCCCAAGACCAGTGGTGAACACATCAATGTTTTCCCAATTCTCATACGCATGAACTTCGTCAAATACAACGATTCCGCTTCGCAGACCGTCTTTGCCCTTTGCATTATTTGTTCTGTATTTAATCGTTGACTTTGTTTTGATGTTCTGGATTTCAGTTCGATTCCATCGGAAGTTCTTCTTGAATAGCTTGGTATATTTCGGCGATTCAAGAATGTCAAATACTTCGACAAATGATGTTTTCGCCTGATCCTCACTTGTTGCACATATATCAACATCATAATAGGCAACGCCGTTTGTATCTGTAACCAAACAGAAAGCAAGAAAAGACAGGAAGCCGTTCTTTCCTGCACCCCTTCCCATATATGCAAATAAGTCACTCCATCGTGGTGTGCCATCCGTTCTGAAGATGCAGGTGAACAGAACAAAGCAGAATATTTCCCACGGAAATAATTCAAAAGGAAAGTATTTCTGATATGATAAATACTTTTCAATCTGTGCCATGTCATACTTCAGCTTTTCTGTTTTGAAAACATTCTTCACATAAGCAACCAGCTGCTTTTGTTCTTCACAGGTCCGTACATCACCACGTTCAACAATGTCGATATAGTCTTGAATTGGTTGTGGTATTGAAGTCATCCAATCACCTACAATTCATCATCATCGTCTGGCGGCGGTGGCACAACTAATTTGCAACGTGATGTGATTGTCAACCCAAGTTCTTTTGCACAAGCCAAACACTGCTTGAATGCTTTATCCTGCAAGTTCATCAACACGGTTGTGTCATCACCCTTTTGCCTTCGCAATATTCTTTCCAGAAGGTCACGAAGATCATCAGCATCGCCGTCATCACGAAGCATGATTTCATTCAACGCATCCCACTTTTTGAAAATGACTTCTATTGAAACAACTTTTTCAAGTTCCTTCGTATAAGCCATATACAATTCTTTCGCAATGATATATTTTGCCAATACATCGACATCCAGTTCAGTGAAGATTCCTATATTCACCAACATTTCTGCATAGTGATTGAATTCGTTGATCCGTTTTTTGCCTTTCAAATATTTCGGCGGCTTTACATCAACAAAAGGCACGTTGACTTCACTATCTTTGCGATCCTGATATTCTTGTTTTGTCAGATGTTTCTTGCCTTTTGCTGCAATCAAATCAATCGGTTCTCTTGGTCTTCCTGCCATTCTGTTTCACCACCTTTCCTTTCGTTTTTCAAAATCCCATTTGGGGAGAAATTTCTGACTTGTCGAGAGCCTCCCTCGTTTTTCGCCCTCCATAAAAAAACCCCCAACGGGGGAGTGGGGGGATATATCACCATCGTTCTTCATTTATAAACTTATCTTTCCGCTGCCATTCACCCAGCTTGTCATGTTCTAGGTTGTGGCACGCATCACATAAAGGCATCAGCTGCTTCTGTTGTTTTCCTTCTGCATCTGTGTAGTATTTACTCAATGCAAGGTCAGGTCTGATCCTGACTTCATTCACATGATGCACGCATGTTGCCCTTGTGTACTTTCCTTTCTCCAAACATCGCTGGCATTCATAGTGGTTTTCTTCCAGCACTTTCAGTCGCAGTTCTTTCCATTCTTTTGTCTGGTAGAACAAATGCACCTTGTCAGCCCTGATCAGTTCCCTGATCCACTTTGCCAGCGACTTGTCTGTTGGTATTCTCATAGCTTCACCTGCAACGCAAAAAGCCCTGCGATTATTCGCAAGGCTTTCACGAAGGAATGTTTTTATGTAGTTTTAGCAATGAACTTTCACACCTTAACCATATCAAAATATATTGATGCAATGTTGTGCAAATGTGTGCAACTTGATGCAAATGTGTGCAATTATATCGGATATCCTAAATCATCAACAACATATTCTTCCCCTGTTTCCTGATCGGTGAAGATGATCTTTTCACCTGACATTCCTTTTGCAGTCACTTTGTGTTCTTCAAGAATCTTATTGATCAATGCTGTCACTGCATATAATTTCGCTGTTGAATATGGCAAAATCACTTCGTCTACATCATTCCTAAAGTCTTTTATGGTCATTCGTTTATTCCTTTCCAGTCAATCTTCTGACCGCATTTCGGACAATAGTTGAATACGTTTTCTTCAAAATCATAATTACACATCGGACAATAATATTCCCACACTTCACTTCCATCTGCATATCCATCTGATTCCATATATGGTTGCGTTGGAATCATTCTTTCTAAAGCATCAATAGCCGCTTTCATTGACTTCAAATTGATACCTTCTTCTTCAATTTGTCTGATTGCTTCGCTCGGTTTCATTCTTCATTCCTTTCCTTATACGGTTCAGGAAGCGGCATCCATGCGATAAATTCAAATGCGTCTGGAAAATACCCTTCATTCACACACCAATTCTTTTCCGTATCATACCAACCAGCTTCAACAATTCCATCTTTCGTTGTGAATATCACACTTTCATGCTTTTCTGGCAACCTTTCACTGCATGGAATCCAGCAGCCCTTTGCAGCCAGCTTGTCAACAATGCCTTCGATTGTCTTGAATGCTGACACTGTTGCCACAGTGAAATCTTTCTTGCTTGCACCGTTTTCTTCACAGAATTCAGGTATTTACGTTTTTATCAGTTCCAACGCCCCTGCCATTCTGGCTTTTAATTCTTTTTCATTGATCATTCCTTATCTCCTTCCAACTCCTTCAGCTACGCCCAGCCTTTCTGCTTCATCTTCTTAATACACAGCTTTGCTTCATAAGGTGACATTCCTACCATGTTGCTATAAATGTCAGAGGGCTGTGAATCTTTTTCATATGACTGAATAATATGTCTACCACTAGCTTTATGACATAATGAAATTTGATGGATATATCCAAACTCTTCGTTTTCTTTTTCATAGTCAACTATGTATTCATCGTCTCTAGTTTTTACAAAGCCGATCTCCTTAAACTTTTCGTCTACTGTTTTTATGAACCTCACATTATTCTCCTTTCAGCTCCATCTTTGCACCACAGTTTGGGCAGTAGTACGCTCTACATTCTAGTGGTGTTCCAAATTCAAAATAGAAGTCTTCTCCACATTCAGAGCATTCCCACATGCCATCACACTCGTATACATAAGTGTCAAGTGATATCCACGTTCCATGCTTCTGTTCTATCAGCCTGCCCTGTTCTTCTAGGTCTTCGTAGTGGGCGAGCTTGTTTAG